TATAAAGGAATTAAAAGAATACATATTGAATATGTGTTGAAATCTACTTCTTGATAATTCATTTTTCTTAGTCCTCATGATATTGATAGGCACTGGCCCATGAATGTAAGGAAGATAAACAAGTTTCTGGTTGAAGTCAACAAGCATTTTATTCTTCTGTATTTCTTGGAATGCTTTTGAATGATTGATCTCAGACTTCAGATACTTTACAGCAGTTTTTTCTCCAACACCATTTATACCTTGTACATTGTCTGAACTACAGCCAGTTATGCACTTGATTACACGATAATTTATTGGATGAAGATTACCGTAGTTCTCTCTGAAGTTGTGTTCAGTGTAGAAAGACTTCTTAATGATGTTATAGATTTTGACTGTAGGACGGAGTACCTGATATAAATCCTGGTCTGTAGAAACAATAACAAACTCATCCTTTGGATGATGAATAATGAAATGGACGATTAAATCATCTGCTTCATACCCGGACTGAAGGAATGAATTACTGAAACCAAGACCAGGAATTACATCTCTCCTCAATTCAGTGATCTGATTGTAAAGACACATACGATCTTCATGATGTTCATCATTGGACTTGATACGATTCGCTTTGTATTCTGGATAGATTTCTTTACGGAAATTCTTTCTTGAATCCCAAAGGAATACAAAGCGATTAGATTCTATCTTTTTGGACAATGACAACAACTGTTTCAGAACACCAAATATGACACCCACTTCCTTATCATCATTGGATAGATTTCCCATCGAATGATAAGAAATATGACAAAGGTTATTCATATCCAATAGAACATACGGTTTCATTTATTCTCCATACTTGGGTTCACGATCAAGTTTGATTTTCTCTTCAATATCATTCCATACTTTCTCTGTGATTTTATCCAATTTACTTGTCAGTTTATTTTTCTCAATGTGATCGATCAATTTCTCTTCAGAAAGAGAAACATCAAATTCAGCAGCATCTATTGTTTTGTTTTTCTTCCAATGTTTCTCTTCCACCAAGAATTGAATACAACTGGCTATTGAATCAACTCCGTAATCATAATACAAAGGGAACTCAATGTTTCTTTTCTTCCCGGTCAGTTTATTTTTTGAGATTTTCGCAAAGACATCTGTTCCAATTTCCCGTTCCATCTTCTTATGTTTCTTTCCAACAGCCAACCAGATTTCATGTGTGCAGTAAAACTTTAGAGCCTTACCACCTGATCTGGTCTTTGGAGCGAAAAGTGATCCATACCCGATGTTATCCCTTGTCTGAGAGATAATCAAAACGAATGAGTTGGACTTTTTGATTTTACGGACGATGACACGCATGATCTCAGCTATCATCCTCGGTTTCTCAGTTTTAAAACTTCCTCCCTTATTGCTTTTTTCCTTCGCATATTCTTCTGCTCTTTTCTGTTCCTCCACACAAGTAAGAGCATCAAGACTATCAAGCACATAAATAAAAGGGGTTGGATCATTCGTGAGAGAAACAACAGTTCCATAGAAATCTTCCACTGTGTCTGAGGATATTTTCTCAACTCGTTCTGATGTTTTTGTGCCGAACATCTTTTTAACATTGATTTCCAATGCCGCTTCCACATCATCATATATAATTTTATAATCTTTAAATGTAGGATCATTACAAACTTCAGCAAGCATTGACCATGCCAATATTGTTTTTCCTGATGAACTATCTCCGATCAGATTGGCAATCTTACCTGCTCCGTATGCTCCTTTAATAGAGTCGGAACAGGCAAGATTCAAAAGAGTTGAACCTGAAGGGATGAGAAAAGCCGGTTCCTCATCCTTCAGGTTCTCTATTGTGATCTGATCTGAAGAAGGTTTTCTCTTCTTCAGTTTCATTTATTTCTTTCCTTTACCTTTCTTGGGTTTGTCTTTCTTCTTTGCAGCTTCCAATTTCTCTGCTTCATCTGAACAGTCATCCCAGATCGGACAGGTTTTACATTCCTTGTGCTTGTCAAGACCAGTACCAAAATCATCTACAGCACAGGTTTCATCCTCATTTGATTCTTCATCTTCAGGTTCTTCTTCTGTTTCTTCCTCTTCCTCGGTTTCATCTTCATCATCTTCAGCCGGAAAAGCCTCATCATCATCGTCAGGTTCTTCTTCCTTCTGCTTCTTCATACGATCAAGTCTGGATTCAACATTCTTCTTTGCAGCCTTTTCTTCTCCGTAGAATGCAGTGGACACATCATCATTACTCGGATGCATTTTGATAACATCATCCAATGGGAAAATCTGTGAAAGAATATCGTCAGGAATCGGTTCATCACGATCAACAAAACGATGACCAAGATACGATACCGAATCCCGATCTGTTCCTGTAGCGTCTTTGTATTTGCCTGTAATCTTCACTGAGAAGGCAATACTTTTTCCGGAGTCGATATCAGAGAATGCAATGGCTCCACCACCACGAGGCGACTTTGCAATCTCATCTACATGATTCTCAAAGAAGTAGTGGGACACTTCCCAAATCTGCAAACCTTTTTCTTCTTCTTCTGGAGTGTCATGAACCCATACCAGATACACAGTTCTTCTTTTTGGAGAAATCTTTTTCCAGTCTTCCAAAGGTAATCTGTTGTTAGCAATGTATTCACAGATTGGATCATTCTTTTTGAAGTTCTTGGTCTGACACACAAAAGGTTCCCGAAGTGTTCCAACACCTGTATGAACATACAGATCAACGACATAGGCCAGTTCACCTTCAGCCACTTTTGGATGATCTTTACCAGCAAAGAATGGGATGATGTCGATGATGTGATCACCTTTACCACATTTCCAGAATCCAATTCCTTCAGGGATTTTCTCAGCATCAAAGATGGTTGGATAAGACTGTTTATCGTCTTTGGTGTCAACCTGTTCCTGATGTCTCTTTACAAGGTTCTCTTTCTGTTTCTTGAATTTGTCACGAATAGATGGTTTAGCCATTTTATAATTCTCCTTTATTTTTTCAGTCTTTTTGATTTGTTTTGATTCAGTTTATTTGTGATTTCTTTTTGGGTTTCATCATGTTTCTCTTCGATGGAAGGATTTGGAAGCATAGGACGACTGGCAAAGTATCCGGCTACATACAGTTCTGAAAGTCCTTCCAGAGCTTTTCTTTTCGCTTCGATTGAATTGGTCATGTTTTTGATTTCTTTTACCTTGTGTTCAGCTTCAAAGTATCTTTGTATAGCCTCCTTATATTTGGGGTTAAGGACGATAAGAGAATTGATTGCGGATTCAGTTGGTTTAGGAGTGACATTTTCTCTGATCTCAAGATCAATCTCAGCTTTGGTTGTATCCAATTTATCTTTCAATCTGGTTCTCAACATTTCAGCTTCCAACAACTGTACACCATATTTGTGGGACAGTTCCGGTTGTTGCAACCATGCTTCATCCAGTGAGTGCATATCCAGTTTTAATTCATTCATCTTCATTCCTTTCAATATAGATATATTTAATGAAGTATTCTTTCTTTCCAAAACTACCATCTTTTTGTTTCTCAAAACCTTCTAATCTGTAACTGATATTTTTGTTGCATGAATTTATTTTTATGTTTGAGACTTTGAATATACCATCAAAAGTTTCAGTTCCAATAGTTATTCCATGTTTATCTTCAAGAAGTTTTAGACATTTTTCTTTAATCTCGGCTATCATTTCTGTTTTACGTTTTTCTAAAAGAAGTAATTCTTCCTCGATAACTTCAATGGTTTCAAAAACTCTTTCTTTATTCATCGTTTAATCCTTTTGTAAAGTAAACTGAAACATTTTTAATAAACATTTCTCGTTTTGAATATTCACCGTCTTTCTTTTTTGGAGTTCCACGTAATGAATAAGTGATTTCAGACCCGATTCCAGAATAAACATGTGAATCTATTTTTGTAATTTTAAAATATGTTTCTGAATTCCAAGAATCCTTTTCCTTGTAAAACTCAGAACCGATTTCTATTCCTTTTTCATTTTTAAGAATCTGTAAACAATGCAGCTTTATTATTTCTGTTAGATTATTAATTTGTTTTTGATGTTCTTTTTGTTCTTCCAGTTTTGCTTTAATGATTTCGAAAATCTCTTCTTTATTCATTCACACCTCTATTATAACATGTTTGATAAGGTTTTATTCAGTACAGCATAAATAAACAGACAAGACCAAACCAGCTTTACCTGAGTCATAATAATTTTCCGTAAAATTAGAGGCCGTATTAGCCGCTACAGACGCATTTGAATCAGAGAGCATAACTTTGGTCATGTAACCGAGAACGCCTCGCCTGATTGATTCTGGCTCGCCCTCAATCGTTTTTAAAATCTCTTGGCAGTTCTTCCATCTGGATTTTGAGTTCAACTTTGGATCAAGTAATGTCCTGCACAGATCAATGACAGATGATTCAGACTTTGTGGCTTTGGTTATAATCTCTATTCCCTGGTCTTTATCCATATCGAGAATCATATCCAAATACTTCAATGCCATGCCTGGAGAGCCATCTGATTCCTTTATGATCTTATCCAGTACTTCCTTATCAACTTCTTTCTTCTCCTTTTTAAGGATAGTTTTGAAAAGATTATTCATCTCACTTCTGATGAGTGGGGTTACTTCTCCATGGAAACATCTTCTCTTGATCGTGACCTTGAGCTTATCCGGTTCAGTTGTGGTCAGAACAATGTACACATCCTTTGGTGGTTCTTCCAAGAAGTGTAATAATCCCTCCAAAGAAGCTCCAGTTAATTGATGGCTTTCTTCCAGAATATAAATTCTTTTATTATTGGTTCCATGTAAAGGACTATACTTCGTGGAATCTATGATTTCCCTAATAGTATCAATACCACGAGTATTAGCTGCGTTATAAACATGTCGATTAATCTCATCTATCCTCAATTCATTTGCAATGATTCTTGCTAATGTAGATTTTCCTGAACCTGACTTACCAGTGAAGAGGAATGACTGTGGAATTTCTTTCTTCCTTGAAAGAACCTGAGACAAAGATTCTTTCAAGGAAGTATTGCCGAAGAAATCCGCCAATACAGTTGGACGATATTTTGTATTAAGCATTTCTTGCCTTCAGTTCCTTAATGATTTTTGATTGAACAAATCTTTTTGCTTCTTTATATAAAACATTCTCCCTGTTTCTTAAATCTTTGTCATTATCAAATTCATCGAATGTTCCTTCAATTTTACAGGCAACTCTGATAGATTCAAAGTTACCGGCATTGGCTGTTTCTCCATATTCAATTTCTATTCTCATGATGCCACCATAGCTGAATGTTCCTGTTCAAATTCATCTGGAGTCATTTCTTCAGAAAAAACTTTACAATCCCCAATTTCTGTTAAGAAACATGTAAGTCTTCCAAAGTTCACATATTTAGCATACAATTCTTGTACATCACGAATTTTTTGTTTTAAGCAAAATTCAGAAGCTAAGTCATTTTTTTCATTCCATAATAGAAGAACAAGTATTTCAGCCCTACCATGAGCTATTGTTCTTCCAATCTTTTTGTTGAAAGGTCTTCCTTCAGATGCAATTGAATAGCCATAGCAGACAAAGATATTTCCATTCTTACCCATGAACTTCAGAATACATTCAGTACAATATGGCTCTGAATCTCGATGATGATGTTTGTACTGAGTGCTGAAAATAATTGGCCTATCCAACGTAGTCTCGCTTTTCATACCAAGAGCCTCCTATAGGTGTGATTGAAAATTCAACTTCAAATGGCACAATAACCCAATCAAATGCTTCTCGTAATTGATTGTGAACTATATCCTTAACTACTTCTGCTATTCTCGGAACTTCTTCTGGTGGAGCATCAAAGATTAGTTCATCATGAATCTGTCCAACCATCTCTGATTTCCATTTTTCTTTACGTGCAACTTTAGCGATTTGTAATATACACCATAAAAGAATATGAAAACTTTGTCCTTGAACAATATAATTGGATGCCTGTTTTCTATCCATGTAACCTTGAAATCTAAATCCAAAGAAGGTTTCAATGTATCCCCTTCTTTGGTACTCAGAATTTATTTCTTTCTTCCATTCTGCATAGACTTTAAATCTTTTCCCCCAGAATATCTCTTCGACCTTTTTACAGTGGTTGAGAAATTGGGCTTTAGTTTCTATGCCATGCTCTTTGAGATGGTCTTTAAGAGGCTTTCCGGTCTTTGTGGGCAGGTTTAAACGCTCGATACATTCAAGCCAAAGGTTCTCACCACAATCTTTCCAGTATGATCCATAGAATTGTGCAAACACCCATTGATTTTTTGCATAGAACCGAATATCTTTTGTTACTTCTTCCAATGATAAAAGAAAGATATCCATTCCAGTATCGCGATGCATGTCTGTAGTTGGATCAGTGATGTATTTGATCATGTTCGGGTCTTTATGTGTGCATACTGATGTCCTTACTTCAGCACCAGAGAAATCGAAGAAGAATAAAACATTTCCGGGACTGGCTTTGATTCCAGACCTGATCATTTTTTTAACTTCATCATCTCTTGTCGGAATATTTTGCTCTGTGTTACGTGTAATTCAGGGTCTCAATTACACTCTTTCAGTTTCCTGAAAGGACGGACTATATCATCAGTTATTTCTAACTGGCCACTGCTTCGATGTGCTTTCCCCTACACACCTACTCCTTTCGGATAGTCTCTGAAGTTTTTTTGCATCTAAATTTATTTGGAATAACATAAAAATCTTTGGCAATGCTCATTATTTTTTCTGCTATAGGAACTGGAATCACCCAATTTTTATTATTCACAGAAGCCTTCGAGTTATTTCTCTTTATTGTTCCATATGTTTTTTCATCAGGAAAAAGTTCCTTTATTTTAGACATAAAAACATCTTCTAAAATTTGAGTGTTACAAGTATTTCCTATGCAAAGGTAATATCTAAAATTATAATGGGGTTTTCTTTGCACACAGCATCCATCATCTAAATACCACAAACCAAAATCAAAAAGTGTAAGTTCATTTATTAATTCTATTTTTGATTTCTTTTTGTATATTGTGAAAATAGGATGTACAATTGAAGCCAATCTAAATAATTCCTTTGCATTTTTTGTGACACCTTCTACTTCCCCTGATTCTCTACAAGATTTAACTCCTGTAGGAAAAATTTCTAAACAAATTTTTCTTTTTGTTTCCAATAACTCTTTATCTGTTGAATTATAAATCAATTTATAATTCACACATTCTGGATGTTTCCAAAAATGACCGTCACCAAAACAAGCATTCAATGCCAAACGTCTTAATTTAGATGTAAAACTTACTTGCTGATTGTCCATTTCATTCTCCTTATTATGGGATTATAATGTTGATTAGGAAACTAACATTATATACCATTATAGAAGAAATCATACAAGAACTTTTTAAAGCATTCACATAAAATTTATGTTGTAGCGTCTTGCCTTTAGGATGTTCCAGCAATTCAATGGCTTTTAAAACCTCCAATAAAATTAAAGGTTTGGGGAGTTAGACCCTGACCTGTATGACACAACATTGCCCAATGTGAAAAAGGGATTTAATTTCCCATTTATGATCTCTCTTTTGAACTGAGCCAGATATGTTCCTTTGGCTTTATCAAGTTTACGCATCCTCAAAAGGTCTTTGACAAAAGGTAAATCCATTCTATCCAGTGTGTTCTTATCTACAGACCTATTACCTTTTGCTGTTTTCTTTACAGGTAATTTAAGGACATCATAAAACAATATTCCCAAATCTTTTGATGATGCCAGATCGACAATCCTTCCTGTTTCTTTCTTGAATTTGATCGCTTCAGGTGTTGATAAAAGTCCTTTCTCCAAAACATCTATTTGTTCACCAAGAATCTTATCCTGTTCATCAAAGTATTCTTCATCAGCACAGATACCATTTTGATGTAATTCTCCCATAATAATTGCACTGTCATGAAGGAACTTATAGGGTTTCATGAGCCTTTGTGTTTTCAATTCCTTTCTCTGTTTTATTTCAAGAAGTTTTCCATACATTGAATCTCTTCCACAGTACGTGAGAAGTTTCTCTAATGGAATTTCATCAACTTGATTGAAACCTTCATCATCTCCTTTCAAATATTTCTTGATGTCTCGATCATAAGGACGAATACCAAAGTTAATGTATGTCTGCATCTTTAGTCCGGTAATATCACTTCTATTATCAAGGACATGTGCAGCAAGCATCGTATCAAACTTCCATTTCATATCATTAACACCAAGAATATTTCTGCTCCAACTATCTTCAAAGTTCATGTTGTGTGCAGACAAACCTCTGGATGTTAATATCTTCCTGAGTAATGATTTGATTTTGGTTTGTTCTCGATGAGAGAAATAATCACGGTATTGATATGGAAAAGAGATAACCTGATCTTCATAGGCTATGGACATGCAGACAATTTTATGTCCGGGTTTGAAAGGTTTTAATCCGGTGGTTTCATAATCAAAGTAAATATCATAATCTGATTCAAGGATTTCTGTAAGTTTTTTTTCTACTTCAGGGAACTTGTAAAGAAGATGTGATTCTAATTCATGTTGATTAGGTTCTGGACAACTCATAATAAACTTTGTGGCTGATCTTAAATCCCTCATGAATAATGCTTCCAAGTTTTTATCATACTCATTTTCAAGTAATTGACTTGGATGATATAGAGGGAGAACCCAGACACCATATTTTCTGTCATAGATTTTCATTCCACGAACAGCATTTATGGATGTCTTTTCAAAATCACCGAGAAAGAATGAATCCAAAGCTGAACTTCCAAGAAGCATTATAAACTTTGGATTCAATTCTTCTATTACTGAATCAACATACGGTTTACAGTTTTTGATTTCAGTGGCTTTTGGTGGTCTATCCAAATAACAGTTCACTGAATCAATCTTCCAGAAGTCTGTATCGATATCATACCCAAGAGAGGATAATTTCTTTCGAAACAGACTTCCAGATTCACCGATCAACTGTACACCTTTTTTATCTTCTTCCTTACCAGGAGCTTCACCAATTATCAGGCAGTTACTTTGACCTAATCCTGATGGAGACATCTTTGGTGATTTACATCCTTTACTCAACCCACATTTCTTACAGAAATCCTCTTTCAATTCACTGTCCTGAAAGAGTTTCATATTTTATGCCTTTAAATCAATTGGTAAAATGCATGTGAAATTATCTGAATTGAACTTCAATATCCCTTCTTCAGACAGATGAAGAACAGAAACTTTTTCCATCATCTCTTTGAATAAGGATGTGTTCACCCAAAACGAAAATTCTTTCCCGGAGTATTTGATTCGAACTGTTTTATCCATCCATCCAAGATCAGATTCAGTTCGAAGAATCACTCTGTTTTTCAACAAAGATATCTTCATTAACTTTTCCTGTTCTCTAATCGATGTGAATAGACCGAATGATACGTCTATTCCTTCTTTCAACTCCGATGGGATTGGCACTTCAATAGAGGTTTTCTTTTCCATGATCTTTGTGAGATCAGGGTATTCAGCTTCACTTAGTGTGCAGATAGAATAAATTGAATCTGATCTGAAGAAAACTATTTTCCCTTTCTCTTCCACATAATCAACTGGTGACAGTTTAATAATCTTTCCTGCCAATTCATTCTCGATCAGCCAGGATTTTTTGATGGACATTTTAATGTCATATATTCCCATCTTATCATTATCTGATCCAACCATTTTATCTTTTGAAACCAGAATATTCGTAAGATTGGAATTACCTTTTGATGCACATGAAGAACAAAGATTCAATGCAAGGATGAAATCATCCGGTAATTTCTTTCGTGAAGAACTGTCAACTTCAATTGATTGGATGATTTCATTAAGTTCCGGGACTTCAATCTTTTTCAATCCAACTTTTGTACGTAATGCAGACAAGATGATTTCTTCCTTGTCTGCATTATCGTCTATTGTAATCATGTCAGACTTGATGGACTTTACAATAGAAACAAAGGTTGGCAGGTCAAAGACACCTTCAAAGTCAAAGACCTGCTCAACGAATGTCACAAAAGCTCCTTGAAATGAATTGATAAGCCCTTCCTTTGTAATGATCACCTTGTTGGTCAGATCGTAATCACTTCTCGATGATCCACCAATGCCTTGCAGCAGTTCAAGATGACCCAGAAGAATGGATTTATCAATTTCCAAATTAAGCCTCCTTAAATTTCAAACCAGTGGTTGCTCCGTATGCCTGAATCATTCTCTTGATTACGATCACAGTAGAAGAATGGATGAATTTGGGGTTTTCACCTTCCAGAACCATCTGGACTGCCCGATTCATTTTGGATTTTTCTTTTGATTCAGGATAATTTCCGATCAGGTAATGGAAAGCAGAGATAATCTTCGTAGCTTCTCTTTTCACCTTCTCAAAATCTTCACCTGTGCTTTTTGCAACCGCTTCATACAATTCTTTCGGACTGACTTTCGGATTGGCCAGAAGCCCTTTCACAACAGCCAAATCCAGATCAAACAGATTGGACTTCTTCGTTAATGTTCCCCAAATCTTCTTGACTTTTGCTTGTTGTTCCTTTGACACTTTCGTATTAGCCGGAACTTCTTCTTTCGGCTTGACTTCCTTCTTCGGTTTCTTTTCTTTTGGTTCCTTTGGAGCTTTCGGTTCTTTTTCTTTCTTTTCTTTTGGAGCTTTCGGTTCCTTTGTAGCTTTCGGTTCTTTCTTCGGTTTCACTTCAGGTTTACATTCATCTTCTTCTCTTCGTTCTTCCTTACGTCTTTCATCTGATCTTCGTTCTTCCTCACGCCGATCTTTCTTTCGTCTTCCTTTCGGTTCTTCATCTTGATCATCATCGGAGTCATCATCATCGTCATCCGAATCATCCGAATCATCTTCATCAGAATCATCATCCTCTTCAGGATCATCTAAATCGTCTTCGTCAGAGTCGTCATCGGAGTCATCTTCTTTATCGTTTGATTCATCCTCTTCGTCACTGTACGTACAATCTTCATCATCCTCTTCACTATCCGGATCGTCTTCATCCTCATCCGATTCATCCTCATCACTCTCATCGTCTTCAGAATCATCCTCGCTTTCTTCTACATCAGAATCATCATCCTCGATTTCATCCTCATACAGGTCATTATAAAAGTCCGCAGCCATCTGAGGAACTTTGGCGTCTTCAGGTAATTCTTCAATCGCTTTTGAAAATTCCTTTACAAGGTTCTCTACCGAGATTCCAACCAGTCTGATTTTTTTAGGAAGAACTCCAGACTCATTCAGTTCTTTTACTACTGCCTTCAACTCTTTGGCATTGATTTCTTCTAACGCTTTCATTTCATTCTCCTTTTTTGTTTTTGAGTTTTAATTTCGTGTTTCTTCTCGAATCTTTCAAACACATTATATCACATCGATAAAGTTTTTGTTCATGATACGGTAAAAATTTTCTGGTATTGTCAATTATGATGTCAAAATCTTCGATACAATCTTCTTTTATAATAGCTGGTGGGATGAAACTCATGTTCGAACATAGAAAAATAATTTGTATGTCTGAACCATAATAGATGACTTTATGTGCCAGTAACCGGATAGCGTCATAATCTTTCGGTGTGTTGATTGTAAAAATTAGTTTATCAGTGTATTTGAATAATCCCATAGCTTCAGGACCGATGAAATTCTTTATATTATAAATCATAATGTATTCTTGAATCAATTTATTCATTAATGGTGGATATTTAGCATCTCCTATCATATAAAAGGGTTTATCGATTTTATTCGTTTCATCTATCACCTCATCAAAAGATTTACATTTATTGTAGTTAAATACAGTGCAATTACTAAGGACTTTAAAACTGTTATAATCAGGATACTTCCAAACTAATTCTGCTAAATCTCTCAAATTAGACCTCCATAGAAAAAAGTGTTTTTCCTCAATCTGCTCCAAAATTTTTTCTGAAATTTTTTCTTAGGACTTGAGGATGAAGTTATTAAAAATACGAATCCAAGTGAAAACAACCGACTGAGAATTTCTGAAGCACATAACAGTTCTGTGTTTGGATAAAATGCTTATGTCTATGCTCAAGAATAGATACCCTGACCAATCCCATAGCTTTTTCTTCCGGTGTCTGATTCAAGGCGAACATAGCATCCACATGGCCTAATTTACCGATCCATTTGGCTGTATGTGCTGTTGTAATCTGTTTGGCTGTCAATGAATCCTTGTTCAACTGTGTAGCTGTCAATACCAGTGCTTTCTTCTTTGAAGCCATACGAGCCAAACACATCCATACTTCATCTTCTTTTTGAACCCCGGAAACATCCTTATTATCTGCTTGAAGAATGTCTGCATAATCAATGACAATAACATCTGGAATAAAACCATGAACATATTCCAGATTATCAAGATCATTTTCCAAATCCTCTATAGAAGCAGAAAATCTTGGTTTTGACTTCAACCATATGTTTGCTTTTCCCTCCTTTTTTAACAATCCAATCTTATGTTGAACTGTAGGATAATCAAAATTGGGCACATCAATTATTTCATTCCAAAATCCTAATTCAAAATCATCTTTATCTTCAAATGTATCCTTACAGATGGAACATGGTCTATACTTGGATGCAGGTGAGAATGTTCCAGGACATTTCATCTGGTTCACTCTTTCATCCTTCTGGCATGAATTATCTTTGTTCTTCTTACAATCAAAACATGGAAACATTACAGAGCCATATTCTTCACTGGCTCCTGTCATTCTTTTATAAATTCTCGATCTCATTTCATTTATGGACATTTCAAGGGAGAAAAACACAACTCTCAATCCTGATAAAGCAGCAATAGCAGCCATATCACCAAGCATAAAGGACTTGCCACATTTGAATGGAGCAGCTATCGAAACAAGCCAACCTCGATTTAAATCTCCCATAAATCGTCCAAAATCTTTTGGCATTCTAAAGAAATAATCATCCTTATCTTTCATAGCCATGAATGTATTATTCAAAGCCTCTTCAGAATAAATGAAACTATTTTCTTCCAGCATTGGACGACTTACTTTTCTGAAATCATCAATTTCCCGTTCTGCTTTATTAACTTCATCCTTACCAAGAAAATATTTGATGTTATTTGCTGTTATTTCCAATTCTCTTTTCTTAAAGAACTCCACAGCCTGATCGGTTAAATATTCATCATTGAAATCTCCAATGGAATACAAAGATAGAAGATCATCAACTATCTTTCCCATGATAAGAATATCTTCTTCAAGCAATTTCTTTTTATGGGCTACAATAATATCCTTGATATGTTGTCCCGGCACATCTTGATAAGAACCATAAAACTCAGAAGTCCATCCAGCTATCTTTGCTATGTGTGTACTTTCAAAGTATGCCATATTCACTATTGGATAGATTCGGTTCATAAATTTCTTGGAGACAACCATACCCGCCAAGATGCGTTTTTCAAGCGAAAGGTCGATTTTAGTGCGTTCGAACATAGTTATATCCCATCCTTAATTCCACCGTCCCAAATAGGTAAATTTATGTTTTTATTTTCAATAAATCCAACAACCCACCATTCTTTTCCTTTATGGTACAAAGCCATTAATTTATTTCCGGACATACTAAATTGGTGAAATCCAGGTAATTCCATAAAATTTTTCACAAAAGGTATTTTAATTAAATCTTGTATGGAATCAAACTCACAAACTTCATTTTTAAACCCTTCAAAAAAGGCTGGTCTGTATTGTTTTATCTTATTTTTCATTTAAGGCCCCCCAGAGGCTCTATAAGACGTTTTAGGTTTCAACCCATACAGACACATGCCTTACCTGCGTAGCGTGTCTTGTAGGGCAAATGGCTTCGTTTCAGACCATGTTCTGGGTCAGAATCTTGATCGGTTTTTTATAATCCCAATCCGGTCTGATTTGTTTCAGCAACCTCCTATATTTTGGTTCAATGTTTCCGAGTTTATATATTGTACCTGACCTTGTTTTCACATATCGTCCTTCAACTTCTGTTATTTCTGATGTGCAAACAAAAGCATCACCTAATCTTGGATGATTTTCTGCAAGACCTTGAAGACAAACGCCTATCAACTCTGGTGTAGTATAGGGATTTAACCGAAATTGATTAGAAATTACAGACCAATTATCTAATTTTATTGCATTTTCTTTCATTTTTTCCTCCTTGGGCGGCCCCCTGATTTATTTTACAAACTGAGATCGATTGTCGGCATTCTGTTTGGAACAATGGTATTCTGTTCATCTGTTTTGGAACAAAGGTATTGAAAAGCGAAGCAGTTAAAACAATCAAGATGGGAATTGCGAAGCGAAGCGTAGCAATCCTCATCTTGTAGTGAAACAACAATAACTTGCGTAGCGTAGCGAAGCAAGTGTTGTTTCACACTATCCATGATGAATTGATTATATGTTCTTCTATCCAGTCCATCAATTTTGGATTAACAAAGAGAGATGGTGTTATTGTGAATCCTTTTTTTTCAGATAAAAATGATTTATTGATTCCTTCAACAATAGCCTTTGCTTTGAAGTTTTTATCATCTTTTATAGCATTTTGCTTTAATTTAGACAGAAAATCATGGTTTTTGTTGATAAAAAATATAACTTTGTTCTTGTCTAAGTTATATTTATCTTCCCAATTTAATTCTTCCAATAATGAATTGAGTAATTGTTCATCTTTAACTTCGTCCAATGGTGTAATTGGTTTAAGATCATTTAACATCCAATAAGCGAAGTAACTTTTAACGCCATTTTTTACATATGAATTTAAAAGGAATTCGTCTAAATGTATTCTTAAATAATCTTTATTTTGAGGATAATATTCTGGTAATAAAGCCATTATATGCATATCAACACATTTTTCTATATCTTCTAATGGAATTTTTGTTTTATAAAGATCAGTTCCATTGAATATAGAATCTTTTTCACTTAATTCCTTGAATAATGTACCTCTTACAGCTTTTCGTAAGAGTTTAACTGCGTTTTCAAAATGTTTTAATTTGGAATAATGTTGTTTATTTCTATTTATTGCTGGCATTACATTGGAATACCATTTACAGAATATACAGAACATTTTCTTTTTCTTTTTAATTTCTTCATAAAGAGACTCTGATTTTTTTGATTTATCCTCTTTAGCTTTACGAAAAGCCTTTTGTTTTCGTAATTGCATTTGTTTTCGTATGTTTTCTATATTGTTTTGGATAGCTTCATGGCTAAAATCATTCATGGTGACAACCCCTTTTCGTTTATCTTTCTTTTAGAAAGATACTATTGAACAATATTGGACATATGAAATATGTCTAATATTGTAGTATATATGAGAGAACGGAAATTTTTGGTAAACTTTTGATTTAACGATAAAATTTGAAAAAAAATTGAAATTTTCATGTGCCTATACCAAAGTCTCATTTTAAGATAGGCACATGACGTTTAGACACCTCTCCTTTAAAATTATTCAATGTTTGAAGCCTTTTAAGAAGGTTAAATCTGTTAATTTCATAGTATGTGACACGGTCCTCCATATAAAATTCTATGATTTTATCATGCTTTACTTCATTTCTTTTGTCTATTTTCTGTGCAATTTTTGCTAAAGCTGTTTGAAATATTTTTCTGGAGCAATGAAGATATTCACACCATGAATCTCCCTCTTTGTATAAATTGTGTTTCGAAGGCTGTTGAAATTTATACATGTTCTTTTTATTCCTTACACTAAATACTGTATGATTCAATATGAAAGATAAAATTGCAGCAGAGTAAAGATCATGTTCAGCCAAAGAAAGTATTGTTTGAGATATTGTTATGAATTTTGCTCCAATTATTTTATCTATTTCTTTTATGTAATTTTTGATGCTTGAATCATGTTCTTTCCATTCATTGTCGTTTGTCATGATTAAATTTCCTGTTACACATTGAATAATTCCTCCACTGTACTTTCTAATACCTTTGACCATAAATTCTTTTGTTCATTCGTAAGATTCATTCTTCCACGTACAACAAAGCTGACATATTCTCTTGGAAATACTATTGCTTCAGCAAATTTATTCTGTGTTCCAAACTTTTCCATAATTTTACATTTCAATTTGTAATTGAACTTCAATCCGTCTTCCATTTAATCCTCCTAATACAAAAATGATTTGTTTAAAGTCTTGTATTTGATACCGACTTTATTGAACATCTCGATGGATTCACTACCTTTCTGGTACAGATTCTTTGTTATAACTTCCACTATTCCAGCTTGTATAATAGCCATAGCACATGTAACACACGGAGTCATTCCAACATACAAAGTCGAACCGAGAGTCGATACTCCATTCCTTGCACAATTCAGGATAGTATTAATTTCTGCGTGAACTGTCCTCACACAATGAGTAGTAAATTCATATGTTGGCATTAATCTATCAATAAATTCTCCTTGATGATTGAATTTTTTTTCTGGGATGACACATCGTTTAACCAGTTGATGGCCTTCATCCTCACATGTAGGCAGACCAGATGGAGCGCCTACATACCCAGTAGCCAAGATTCTATTGTCTCTGACAAGAACTGCTCCACAACGACCACGATCACAACTTCCACGTAAAGAAACTGCATCCAATACAGATATAAAATATTCTTCCCATGTTGGTCTCATTTTCTTATTATCCTTTTTTCAAATATAATTTCATTTAAATGAAAACTATCACAAATACTGAAAAGACTTGTTTCTATTCCTGTAAGTCCGCATTTAGATGTGTTATCAATCATTCTCATGTTTATACATGATCCACAACATTCAGGTATTTTATTTTTATCAATCACCATGTAATACAAATCTTTTAAAGTTTTTCCTTCATTTCCTTCAAATTGATATATATCATACATTTCAAAAATAATTTCTTCATTGTTTTTTAAAAATTTTTTGGCGTTTTTTACATTTAAAAATTGTGTTTTAAATGTAATTAAATCAAAAGGAATTGAACTAATTTCATCCTTTTCCCTTTTAGTTGCCAATGTAATTTCCCAACGTCCTTTTTTTGTTTTTGCTATATGACCAATTTTCTTTTTTTGATATTCAATGTCAACATATTCCGGATTAACAATATTTTTTTCCGTTTGTTCAAATGTAATTGTCATTCTATTCCTCCCCAAAAATATTTTCTTTCGGTTCATAATCATCACAATGTCCAAATACACAAATCATTTCTCCATCAAAGAAACATTTAACTTTACTGTTTTTGACCCTCATATATTCACATGATCCGCAGCATTCCGGAACATCATCCTCATCTATCAACACATAATTTTCTCTCATGATTACCTCACAGGTCTTAGAATAGAAGGAAGATCCTGACCCATACCGAGATATGGGTCAGACGTTCAAATGGTCTTGTAGGCCAAATGAGAGCGTTTTACACACTATTTCCCGAGCAATTCACGCCTCAATTCTTTGGCTTCTTGCTCGGTTAAATCTCCGGGGTCTTTATCCAACTTGATTTTGATTATTTCAACGGAAGGATTAATTGAACTGATTTCCAAACCAAGTTTCTTGGCCAGAACTTGAGCATGATCCTCAGGGTCGAATAGGATGAAAAGTCTTTTGAACTGCATGAGTTGAATCAACTGTTTCTTTGTATAGTTGACTCCTCCAAGAGCTACGGAACCATCACCGATGCGAAAGACATCCAAACATCCTTCACATACTATACAAGAGTTTTTTACTGAATCAATGTTGAATAGAGCTTCTTTGGTAGGTATTATGGATTTACTAACTGAGAGGTGTTTGTATTTGTATTTAGCTTTTCCTGTGACATCCCTCGATGTGAATGTCACCATCTTTCCTTTCACAAAATAAGGTATAACCAGACGATGTGCATAATCTGAAGTTAATCGTCCAGATTGAAGTTTATACTTTTGGATGATCTGATCTGCATCAAATCCTCTACCAGTTAGATAATCCTTATGCCAGTCGAACACAGGTGAAAATGTTTCCTCTATTGATTGAGAACGAATGATTGATTTTGGTTTTAATTCAGTGAAGAAGTGTCCATATTGGTTGATCTGTTTCATTGCTTCTTTGAATGACAAACTTTCCAATTCCATAACCAGTTTTACAAAATTACCTTTTTCTCCACATCTCCAACATGAAAATACTTTGGTATCAAGATTGATACCCAAATGATTCGATGTGTCTCCACACCAGGGACAAGCTGTGCCAATCCAACCAGAAGAAACATTCTTTCCAGTTGTTGAATAAGGAATATTTTTATCATTTAAATATTCCATAAGATTGATGTCACTTACGTCCATATTATGTCCATCCTTGATAAATATTTTTCATAACATTTCCTTAAACCCAACCAAGTGAACAGTACAAGGACATTCGATCTCCGAAGTGTGAGATAAGATAATGGCTCCCACTATCAAAAAAATCATATATGTTCACAACTTTCTTTTCATCGGTGATCCTTAAACCTCGACCAATACACTGCAATGTCTGTATTTCAGATTTCCCACCTCCTGCATTTATGACGTTATTGAGACTGCGGATATTCACTCCTTCTTTCCATACTGAAGTAGCAATAACCGCTTTCGTTACCCCATTATCCAGTTCATGTTTGACACGTTCTCTGATCTCAGTGGTAGATGATCCTTGAACAAAAGCTATTTCGATACCAAGTTCATCTGCAATGGATAGAATGTTTGTGCCATGTTCAATCTTATTGACAAAGATAAGAACAGTCTCTCCACGTGTAACACATTCCTGAACTATCTCCACTATCTGCATATTCCTGCTTTTGTTTGCAACAATACCTTCATAATAAACGGTGTGATAATCCCGAATATCACGAAGACCTGATGGGAATCCTGCTTTCTTGATGATGATATGAGGCTTTGCCAGTATCTCCATTTTGGATGCTTCATTTATCCCGAATTCATAAATAACAGGTCCAAGATATCGTTCATATGAGAATATGGCCTCTTGTGCGGTCGGTGGGGTAGCTGTAAAGCCTAATCGGATAGGGGCGAGAAGATTTGATAATACTTGAGCATAATTTCCTGTTGTTGAGGATACACGATGACTTTCATCCACAAGTACTGCTGAGAAATAATCAGAATATTCAGAAGGATTAATCATAGAAAAAGATTGTATGGTGGATAGAACAACCTGTTTCTTGAACGGTTTGAATTTTTCTTCTGAATCAACATCTCCACCAAACATCGTAATGCTTCGAAAGAAGTTTTGGAACTCATCGTAAAGCTGTTTGATAATGGATGTTGTATGACATAGAACCAGAATATTCTCAGATGAATCCAAACATCTCATGATACCGAGCATGATATAGGATTTACCGATACCTGTAGCTGCTTTAATTATTCCTCGTTCCTGTCTGAGAGCCATAGTGACAGCTTCAATTTGATCTTCACGGAGAGTGATTCTGTCACCAGTCTTTTTATTTACAATATGATCCAATCTTTTTAAATTGGAACCAATTTTAACAGGATTTTCATTTGTGATTTTGTATTTTATTTTTTTGTATTTTAAATAATCACATACACGTGGAATCAATCCAGTTCCAATGAGCATGGATCGTTTCTTGATCTCATAACATTTCTTGAGATATTCTTTTTTCTCCTTTTTATATCTACCCTGTTTCCAATAAACTGAGTTGAATGATATACACGGTTGAATAATTTCTTCGTAGAAAGGATCAACTCTGGATGTTATTGCATCCAGAATCTCTATTTCCACAATCTTTCTTGACTGCATTTCAATTCTCCTTTAAAAACTGTTTGATTTCTTTTCTGATTCGGACTGCTTGATGATGTTTCCAACCATGATTCTTTTTCAGGAATTCAGCAATTTTATTCCATGAAAGACCACGTGAAGTGAAACTTTCCTTGACTTCTCTTGGGGGATTAAGGATGAGTTTAATGGCTGATTGGGCGTCAATTGAAAGGAGTTTATCATAACATTCGTTTTTGATGTACTGTTGTTCTGGATTTAAAGCATAGGATTGAATTGAATAAATGTCTGGACTGTAATTTTCGGCTGTTGCTGCGGCATATGCCAATTGATAATTATTCATGTTTTCTCCTTAAATTTGATTCTGGTCCATATAAAATAAATTCATAAGTTTTGTCAGTTATTTCTTTTAATTTATGTATTTCCCAAATTTGATGAAAGTTTTTATTTACATATTTATCATAAATATCATATAAATCTTCATCATTTTCTAATTCCACTGTTATGTGTATTTCACACATCATAAAACTTATGTTGGGTTTAATATATTCCTTCAATGTTTTCATTATTCATGTTTTCTCCTTTTAATTGCAGATTTTCCAACCAGTTTCGATTGTAAGTGTTTTTTAATTTCTATTCCCATTTTACATCGGCATCGTTTAATTTTTTGTCTGTAGATACAGGCATCAATACTGCGCTGTAAAAATCGTCCTTTAAATGGACAGAAGACAAGATGATACAGCCTGAAATCTTCACAGGCTGTATTATCCGGTGTCACTTCTTTCCATGTCAAAGAACAAACCCTGGCTTTCACTCCATCACTATTTTTAGTATGCTTTAAAGATAAATGAAAGTAATGACACATCTGGCATTTCACAGAACCCCCCTGCTTAATTTTTTAGGTTTTCGGAAAAGAATTTCTGAGGATAAAAATTTCTGAGGCTCAAACTTTCGTAGAGGTTTTTAAAGATTTCAAATGATATTAAACACTTGATTAAATACGAGACTGAGTTTAGAAAAATCAGTATTAAATGTCAAGAAAAAAGTTTTAAAAGAATTTAATTCAGTCTTTCTATCCAAAATAGAGGTAAAAAACTAAATTACTCTTTATCTATTAGAAGAAGTGCAAATTAAATTATGATGGTTTAATCCAGTCCTGATGTTATGCCCGGCATATAACATATGTTCTTTTCTGAAATGTTCATTTGGAATAACCTTTATCGGGAATCCTGTTTTATGGTCATATTCAAATATAAGCCAATCTTCTTCGGCAATTGGAATCGGGTAGAATGCCACTTGCGTTTTGATCATCCATTTGGCTCCAAGTTCTTTATTACATCTATCATTAAGTTCAGGAGGAATATCGATTAAATATTTATAACTGTCTTTTGATTTAATCTGAATACAATAAACGACATGATCTTTCTTTACACATTGAAGCATGATTTATCCTCCTCTATAATTGAGTATTCTTTATGAAATTCTTCATCTGATAAAATTCTGAAAGGTATTTCCCCATCAGATTCTTCTACAATCCAATCTCCCGGAGCAATTGGTTTTCTTCAATGAAAACGTCTATCTTCATATGGAGTTTTAACCACCCATTTGGCATTTGGTTTATAACTGTATCTTAATGGAGATAAAACCTCGTTGATATCAATCAGGTCTTTATAATCTTCTTTTTTATTAATCTGGATGCATTTGAATCTTTCTTTTCGATTGCATTCAAACATAGCAGACCTCCTAACTCGATAAGAATGAGTTATGTAGTTTAACGGAATGTATTTGATCCCTTTTGCAATAAGGACAAAACTCCGAATAGTTTATTTTAGCTTCATTTAATATTGTCGAAGGAGTTTTGTGTTCATCAATAGACATCAGACTTTGATCCTCTTTGTTTAAGACATAAACAATTGTTTCATCTATATCATTATCTATAATGTCTATAAAATAATCAAGCCGATAAAAACTGCCTCCTCCAATAGTTTTTCTTATTACTTTTTCAATAACATAAAACCCATCTTTTATAGCATAGCAAATACGTTTTTTATCTTCGTCCATTTCATTCTCCTTTTTTATGGTGTAGTGATCTCTATACAGTGGTCTCCAGTGGTCCTTGTGGCTCACATATGATACACAAAGCCGGTTGTGGCTCACATATAGGTGGATATGAGCCACTATCCTATAATCGAGATTCTCCTAATTCAGGTTATCCTCGAAAATAAGGATTTTCATATACAAAACCATACTTCCAATAAAGGAAATACAGCTTTGGATATGGAAGTCCAGGTTCAGGACTTCCATATTATCCATCATACTTCCAAGATTTTATGTAATGCTATATAACCCAATTTTCGATTCCATGCCAGTATATAATCAGTTCCTCCCCAATTATGTGAATATATATCATCCTTTTTCCCATATTGAGGTTCATCTGATATTTTTCCTTCACCATAGTCCCATTCTACAAGATATTCAATAGCCGCTTCTTCATCCTCTTTTTGAAGTATATCAAAAACTTTTACTGCTTTGTCACCTTGAAGAAAAATAATTTCCTGATAATTTTTCATCATATCTCCTTTTCCCTTTCACAGATAAAGTTTCCTTCATGATACATAACTCTTATCACCAATTTACCGTCCTTCTTTTCACATTCAATTTGAATTCCTAATTCAGGTTTGTTTTTAGAAAGGAAAAATATTTCTATAATCATTTCCCCATTTTCTGTTTTTGGTCCAATTGATGTTATTTCTCCTTCATTAGTATCAATAACAGTAAAAAAATTATGTATCATACATTAGCCCTTCCATATAAATCAAACTTCCATTTATTATTCCCGATTGATTCCAAGTGATAGACGTTCCATCCAAAACATCCACAGCAGTCATGGACATGGTTGCAGTCCCT